AATTCGTTAGGTTCAGATAAGCTAATACTTTCATTTTTAAGATGTTTAAGATAGGGCTCTTTAGTACCGTCTACAAATTCTATTTCATGATCTTTAGGATCCATAGAATTATGTTTATGAATAGTTTTAACCTTTTTACCGGCTATAGTTAAAGACTCTAAAAAAAGAATATCTCTTAGTTTCATTTAGTTGATTTTTCGTGTCTTTCTTGCCACTCGTATGAAATTTTATCTTCAGTTATAGGTCCACCTTTAGCCCAAGTTCTACAGCTTCTAGCTGAGTGACATTTAAAGTGGTGCATCCAGCAGTAACCTAATCTTCCATCTTCATCAGAAGTAACTCCAGGCATACATTCATCCATTCTAGGAGAGATATCAAAAGCAACACATGTATTACATCTTGAAGCCATTGCAGCTTTTTTGGTAGTATTCCAATATTCTGCTATATCATCCCAGAAGCTTCCTGGTTCATCTACGTTTAAAGGACCGTATTGAATATGTTCAGCTTTAATAGATGCATCTCTATTTTTAGTATTTAGCATTAAATCTTGAGTTGCTAATGGACAAGATTCATTATTTTCTTTTAGTAAGATATCTCTTAGTTTCATAATTAAAAGTCTTTTCTATAAAATTTGCCTAGAATATTATCGTTAATATACTCTTCAGAGTTCTCTAGTACTTCATTTATAAATAGGTATTTACACTCAAAGTATGTTAAAAGCTTCTTATTAGGAACATAACATAAAATTTTTCTATCAAAGTCCATTACTGAGCCTTCTTTGACTAACTTAAGTATATCTTTATGAGATCCGTAATAATCTTTCCAATCTGATTCTGTAATGACTTTCTGTTTGAGAGGAACTCTACCTTTTAATCCTTTTTTAGCTCTTTCTTCTTTTAGAGCTTGAAGAGCTCTTTTACCTAATCTTTTATTTCTTTCAAAGAATAATACTTTCTTTCCTAAGTATTTTTTACCTGAAGGTATATGTTTAGTTTCGTATATAAAACCGTAAGTATTTTTTGGCATATCAGAAATATCATTTACTATATGCCCTTTGTATGTCCAACCGGGTACAGTAACCATAATCTATTAATTTAGTAATAAATTAGTTAATAAACAACTACTATCCTGTAAATATTATAAATGCTAAAGCAAAAAATGGAGGTACATTAGTTTGAGTAGCTATAGTATGAGTATGACTTCCTCCTCCTCCGGTATCGCTTGTAGTCATATTTCTTCCGTATATGAATCGGTTATCAGTATCACTTTTACCACTACCTTTAAAATGACTAGCTCCTAAATCATCTACGAAATCTTTAGCACCTCCGTTTCCTAACCCTGGGTTGTTTATTTCGCAAAAATATCCGTCTTTATAAGCATGACCATGAGCTGGAATTTGAGAAGTAGTCAGAGTATGAGCACCTGTATTACCTCCGTGGTTATGAGTTGTACTACCTCCTGTAGCTGTCGCACTTCCTGAAACTGTTGTTGTAGGAGCAGCATTAGCGTTAGTATTACTTGCTCCTACTATAAACCTGTCAGTCAAATCAGGGATTGTTACTCCATTTACTGTGTTACCGCTATTGCCATTACATAAAGTAAATCCTGAAGGTATAGCATTCATATTACCTGACCACATTATTATACCTCCTAACGGTATAGGAGCTGCTACAACCTGTTTAGCTAAAGCACCACTAGTCTCTCTTACTACGTAATTATAGTTATTTGAAGTAGCGTTAGCTAAAGTACTTAAAGTAACAGTTCCTCCAACAGTAGCGTTTCCGTTTACAGCAAAGCTTCCTGTTACTCCTAAACTACCGGTTATCAGAGTACTGTCAGATGTTGTATTACCTAAAACAGTATTTCCAGTAACTAACATATTACCTTCGACATGAAGATTTTGAGAAGGTGCTTTGGTACCAATACCTACATTACCGTTACCTGCAAAAAATGCTACTAGATTATTATAAGTAGGTTCATGAGAGCTACCAGTTGGGGGAGAAGAAATGATTGCAAACCCTTCGTTAGCAGTATTATCATGTATACCTATTACTACATGGCCTGTATGAGGACCTTCTAAAATTAATCCTCTTGAATTGCCAGGTAAGATATTAGTACCTGAGTTGTTATCTATTCGAGCTAAACTTGAAAAAGAGAATAATTTACCCATCCTGGTTACATCGTTTTGACTACCTTGAATTGATAAACTACCGCTGATATTAACATTAGCAACACTTTTATCAGCATATCCTAACGTAATTGAATAATCATTACCGTAGAACGCTACTGCTGGATTAGCAGAGCTGATTCTTCTAAAATAAAATTCTACATTATTTTTACCTGCAGTGCTTGTAGTAGTTTCGTTTCTAAATACTATAGATTCATTTCCTCCTGTATTGTAAGCTATACTACCACTTTTATTAGCACCATTACCGTGAAGAACTAATTTAGAGTTAGTATTAGGAGAAGCGTTACTTTTTAATCTAAGATTTGCGTTTTGAACTACTATTCCGTCTCCTGAATGGACACTAGCGGCGTTTATAATTAAAGCATTATTAGATGTATCCCATTTGAAATCTGAGTCAGAACTAAATCCGCTACTACCCTTAATTTGTATTTCTCCTGTATTACCTACTACTTGAGATACTGAACCTGTATAGGGGTTCAATGGAATGGTATGTTTTCTAGTATGAGCGATACCTAGTTGTGAACTACCTGTATAGTGTAAGAATAAGTTTTTTTGGTCAGCACTAACCGAAGATGAGTAAAAATACTCAGTAAAGTTTGTATCTAGTTCAACTTGTGTTAACGCTGCACTTAAATCTGCTCTAATTTTTATTGCCATGATTATATATCTAGTTTTATTTTTACTGTCATTTCAGTATTATCTGAAACTGGTATGGGTTGTCCCATTTTTGCTACTGCCACTAGTTCATTAGCTTCATTATATAGCCCAACTGAGGTAAAGTAAGGTTGAAAGTAACTACCAGTAACATTATCAGCTAAAGAACCTGTTGTCTCATTTTTAATAGCTGAAGGATGTTGAGTGAAGTTAAACTCATTTTCTCTAATCAAACAGTTGTAGTTATATGTATAAATAGGGTGTGAACTAGACCATCTTATCTCACCATCAAAATAGTATGCATAATAATTAGCAACTACAGGGTTGGTTATAATAATTAAACCATGAGGATATATTATATTACCAACTACCACATTTTTGTATAAAGGATCCATAGTAGCAGAAGAAGAAATAATTAAATTACCTTCGCCGTCGTCTATAAGTGCAGAATTGAATCCGTCTAGGTTTCTGATAGCAATAAATTCATCTATAGAAGGGTTATAATATTTATTTTCTGGTCCAACTACTGTAGTTCCTGTAGTAGCAGAGCCGCTATCTGTTCCGTAAGCTTCATCGCCGTCTTCAACGTAATTATCTTCAATATTACTACCAGATCCAACTGCATTTGTAGTATTAGCAGCTGTATAGGTTGAGGCTAAATCAGTACTGTTAGGTTTTATAAGTACACTACCGGGTTTGATGTTGATACCGAAATGTTTTCTAGGTATTGATAAGATAGTAAACCTGTCTTGAGCTCTTCTTACGTTTTTCCTATAATAACTTTGCATATAGTTTTCGTAATAACTTCCTGATAAAGAACCAGAAGGTTCATAAGAAGAAGTAGCTGGATGTCCTAGGTCGTTAAAATTAGAGTAATATAGATGCTTAATACTATTGTAAGTAAGGTCTGTAAAATGTGAAGGAGGAAATGCTCCTGCGGCAGGTACAGATGTACTAGTGCTAGGAAAAAAAGTAGAAGATCCTGATACAGCTATATAAGTAGCTAAGTCAAATATTTTTTGATGAGCAGACGAACTTATTACGTAATCTTTATGACTAGTATAAGACGTTAAAAACGAGTCTTTCTTTTTTAATTTCTTGTAAGCACTCATTCATTAATAATCAAGTTTAATTCTAATAAGCGCTTCTTTAGTAAAGTCTTTAAGCAAAGGTTTAGATAGTTTAG